AACGCTGCTGGCCCGGCGCCGATGACCATCTTCGGCCGACCGCTCATCGTGACCGAGAAGGCCGGGGCGCTCGGCGACCGTGGCGACATCTCCTTCGTGGACCTGTCGTACTACCTGGTCGGCGACCGCCAGACCATGACCGCCGACTCCTCGACGGACTTCGCGTTCGGGTCGGACAAGACCACCTTCCGCATCATTCAGCGGGTTGACGGCCGGCCGTGGCTCAAGTCCGCGATCACCCCGAAGAACGGCGGCAACACCCTGTCGCCGTTCGTCGAGCTCGCCGCCCGCTAACCCCGCACGGCTGGCGTCGGCACTAACACCCCGACGCCAGCCCCCACCCGGGCCGGCAGCGTCGCCCCGGCAAGGCACCACAGACGAAAGGCACAGCTCATGGCCCAGAAGGGACTCGGCGCGGGCTTCAACTGCAGCCCCGCCGCCGACGGCAAGTGGATCAACCTCAAGGACGCGGGCACCATCGCGTTCCTCTGCTACCTCGCCGCCGCTGCGGGTGACACGTACACCCTGCAGGAGGCGAAGGACGCGGCTGGCACCGGCGCCCAGAACCTCGCCGTGGTCACCGAGTACCACACCAACACCGGTGACAGCACGGACGCCTGGACCCGCCGCACCCAGGCTGCCGCCGCGACCGTCGTCACCGCCGCCGCCGCCACGCAGAACGCCATGGTGGTCGAGGTGCTCGGCACCCAGCTCTCGGACACCTACAAGTTCGTCAAGCTCACGTCGACCGGCGCCGGCACCGTCAACGCGCTGACGCACAACCTCACCACCCAGCGCGCCGCCGCGAACCTGCCCGCGATGGGGGTCTGACCGTGACCGCAATCATCCAGGGCGACCAGCTCCGCACCCTGCTCTTCGGCACGGTTGTCAGCAAGGCGTACCCCACGCTCGCAGTGGAGACGAAGACGCTGTTCAACGTGACCGGCGGCAAGGTCGCGATCACGTCCATCGTGGGTGAGGTCACCACGGCCATCACCGTCGCGAACACCGTCAAGCTGCAGGCCAATCCCACCACTGGAACGACCGGCGACCTGTGCGCCGCGACCGACATCGGCACGACCGACACCCCTGCGGGCGACCTCCTGTCCTTCCAGGGCCTGAAGGGCGACAGCCTGCTGTTCGGTGTGGGCTGCGTGCCGACTCTGAAGCAGCCGATCGTCGTCAACGTCGGCACGATCGAGCAGGTCACGGCCACTGGCGCGGACGGCGGCATCACGTGGACCGTCACGTACGTGCCGCTGGACAACGGCGCGACGGTGACGGCGGCCTGACGGTGGCTCTGCTGGTCTGCGCGGGGTGCTCCACCGTCTACTCGGTGGACGCCCCGCGCTGCCCGCACTGCAGCTCCACCGACCACTACGAGGAAGGCGCCATGCCGAAGATCCGCGTGCACGGCGGGGCCACCAACGATGCGGCCCCCGAACTCGTCGACCTCCCGGGCGACGAGCCGATCACCGCCCCCGAGGAGGAGCCATCTCCTGGGAACAGCTCCGAGACATCGCCCGAGAAGCAGCCCAACTCCGACAAGCCGAGCAGCAGCAAGGCCCGATCGCGTGCCCGAACGACGGCGAGCCGCTCCTCGACGGACCCGACGGACGCCTCTACTGCAGGTGGGACGGATGGCGACCCGACGGAACCTACGTCGGCACCTGACGCCCCGTAGGAGCAGGCCATGACGGTCAAACCCTTACCGGTCTACTTCCACGCCATCATCAAGGAGCCTGGTGTCTCCGGGGCGCCCCACGAGTTCCTGTCGGTGTTCAACCCGGCCAACAGCGGCAAGGCAGTCGTCGCTCTCGGGTTCATCGCACAGAGCTACTCGATCAACTCGGCGACGGCGACCGAACCGCTGCAGGTCTTCCGAACCACAGCTGCCAGCGTGGGCAGCCAGATCGCCGCAGCGAGCGTGAACCGCTTCGACCCCAGACACCCGGACCCGAAGGCCGAGGTACGGGTCAGCGGACCCACCGTCACGAAGACCGGCCTGTCGATGCTGGGCATCGCCCCCGTGATCAGCGTCGGCACCGGGTCCAACGGGCAGACCGTCGCCCCGACGCCGGGCGCGAGCTTCATCATCCTGCCCGGCACCGGCATCACCTTCGGCACCACAGACGGCGACGTCGATCAGATCTGGAACCTGCAGTTCATCTGGGGTGAGGCATCGTGAGCAACAGCACCATCGCCGACGGCGGCACCGTCATCACCGTCCCGGCCGGGAGGACCTGGCAGGGACACCTGACGCTCGCCGCGACCCTGGCCGTCGCCATCGGTGGGGCAGCCGCGACCCGCTACCCGAAGGTCACCGTATCCGGGGCTGGCGGCAACATGACCGACGGGGACTCAATTACATCGCTGGCCCTGTTCGTTCCCGCCGTCGGGCTGACCGCCCTCACCGGGGCGCTGGCCAGCCAGGTCGTCTCTGTCGGCCCGCTCCAGGTCCAGGCCGGCGCCAACCCGATCGCCCTGCTGCTCACCCTCGGCTCCGGCGTGTCCGGGTCCGCTGTTGCTGCTGGCGAGATCTTCGGCTAGCAGCCCGGGCCCGCGACCACCAACCGCGGGGCCGTTCGCTGTCCCGGTGGGCTGCCAGTATCCGATCAACCGACAGCAGCCGGAGGAGCCGTGGGCGTCTGGTACGCCACCAGGGAAGACGTCAAGTCCGCCCTGGACCTCAAGGAGACCACACGCTCGAACCCTCAGGTCGACCGTGTGGTTGAGGCTGCCTCCCGCGACGTTGAGGGCCTGCTGCACCGGCGCTTCTACCCCGAGGTCGATACCCGCTACTTCGACTGGCCTGACCAGTACGCCCGGCCCTGGCGGCTGTGGCTGGACGACTCCGAGCTGATCAGCCTCACGTCTATCTCCTCCGGTGGCGTCACCATTCCGACCGGCAACATCAACTTGGAGCCGAACCGCAACGGGCCGCCGTACAACCGGGTCGAGATCCGCATCGACACCAGCGCGGCGTTCGGCGGCGGCCAGACCACCCAGCGGAACATCGCCATCACCGGCCTGTGGGGCTACAGCAACACCGAGTCCCCGGCCGGCACCGCTGCGGCTGGCGTCACCTCGTCTGCGACGACGCTCACGGTCAGCTCGGCGGCGAGCATCGGCGTCGGCCAGCTCCTGCGGATCGGCACCGAGCGGCTGCTCGTCACCGACCGGGCCATGACCAGCACCGGCCAGACCCTGCAGACGCCCCTCACCGCCGACAAGAACAACGAGACCATGGCCGTCACCAGCGGCGCTGACTACACGGTGGGGGAAGTGATCGGCCTCGCCGCCGAGCGGATGCTCATCGTCGACATCGCTGGCAACTCGCTGATCGTGAAGCGGGCTTGGGACGGGTCGACGCTGGCGGCCCACGCCGGGTCGACCATCTACGCCTCGCGGTCCCTGACCGTCGCCCGCGGCGCGCTCGGCACGACAGCGGCCGCCATCTCCGGCGCGGCCCCGATCTACCGGTGGGAGCCGCCCGGCCCAGTCCGAGCGCTCGTCATCGGCGAGGCAGTGACGGCCATGATGCAGGAGGGATCCGGTTACGCCCGCTCCACCGGCGTCGGCACGTCGTCGCGGCAGGTCGGCGGCGGCACCACCACCAAGACCGTGTACGGCGTCGGCCTGGACGCGCTGCGCGAGCAGGCTTACACCTCGCACGGCCGCAAGGCGCGATTGAGGGCGGTCTGATGGAGGTCACCGTCGTCGCCTCGGGCCCGCTGTTCAACGGCACGGCCAGCGCTCTCGTGCAGCGGTATACGCAGGAGGGCGGGCAGGAGGTTGCGCGCTGGGCCGAGGGCGAGGTGCAGCGCGTCCTCGAGCAGGTGCTGCGGCACCCGACGGGCTACTACCAGTCCCAGGTGACGGTCAACCAGGTGTCGTACGACAGCTTCGCCCTGTCGGACGGCGGTGTCGTCTACGGGCCGTGGCTGGAGGGCGTCAGCCCCCGCAACGCGGCCACCAGCTTCAAGGGGTATGGCACGTTCCGGCGGGTCGCGGCCCGCGTCGAGAAGCAGGCCGACCGCACGTTCGCCAAGGTGTTCGCGCAGATCCAGGGACGGCTGTGATGGCAGTCGACATCGACGGCGTCCTCAACGCGATCGTCTCCCACGCTTCGACCACCGGCTACTTCGAGCGGATCAACCAGCACGAACCGCTGAACCGGCCCGGGTACGGCATCACCGCTGCGGTGTGGATCGACCACGTCCGGCCGGTCACCTCGTCCGGCCTCGACTCGGCATCGGTCCTGCTGGTCTTCAACGTCCGGTTGTACACCAGCACGCTGCAGGAGCCACAGGACGCGATCGACCCGGAGATGGTGCGGGCTGTCGACGCCCTGTTCACCGCGTACATCGGCGACTTCACGCTCGGCGGCCTAGTCCGCCACGTGGACGTGTTCGGCGCAGACGGGCCACCGCTGGACGCCCAGGCCGGCTACCTGAAGCAGGACGAGGTGCTGTACCGGGTCATCACGATCACGCTGCCGCTGGTCGTCAACGACGTTTGGAGCGAGGTGGCATAGGTGGCGAAGGCATCCGGACTGGGCGACAACCTGTACGTCGGCGGCTACAACCTGAGCGGGGACATCGGCAGCATCAACAAGATCGCCGGGCCGATGAAGCCCATCGAGGTCACTGGCATCGACAAGTTCGCGATGGAGCGACTCGGCGGCGAGCGCGATGGAGCCATGTCCTGGGCGGCGTTCTTCAACACGGCCGTCGGGCAGGCCCATCCGGTCCTGTCCGCGCTGCCCCGGGCGGACGTCGTGGCCACGTACTGCCGCGGCACCACGCTGGGTGACCCGTGCGCCAGCATGGTCGCCAAGCAGCTCAACTACGACGGCAACCGCGCGGCGTCCGGCGAGTTCACGTTCAGCGTGGACGCCGAGGCCAACGCCTACGGCCTGGAGTGGGGCCGCCAGCTGACGGCCGGCCTGCGGACCGACACCGCGGCGACGAACGGGACGGGCGTCGACACCACGGCCTCGGCCAGCTTCGGCGGCCAGGCCTACCTGCAGGTCACGGCGTTCACCGGCACGGACGTCACCGTGAAGATCCAGGACTCGGCGGACAACGTCACCTTCGCCGACATCGCAGGGCTTGCCTTCACGCAAGTCACGGCGGCCCCGGCTACGGAG